CCGTCCGTTCGGTGAGAACCTCCCCCATGCCTATCAGCGCCTCGGCTATCGCCCGGGTGCTGTTCACACTCTCGACGCCGTACCGGCGGGCAGATTCGGCATAGCCGCGCGCCTCGACGCCGAGGGAATCGTTCAGGTTCCGCGTGTACGGGATATCCAGCACCATCCCAGCACGCTGCATGTGCGCGCAGATACGGGCTATCTCGTGCTCGTACTGCACCAGGGCGTCACGCACCCCGAGGCGGGTGAGTTCCGCTGTGAGGCGAGGCTCGACCCGGGCAGCAAGGATGACGTCAAGACCGGCATAGAGGTTGTAGGTGGGGTGGTCGAGGTCGATACCGGCCCACCCCGTGGCCTTAGTGAGCCCCAGGGACCGGAAGACGGCCGTAAGGTCCCCTTGCGTGTCCGGCGCCGACGGGTCGACGTAGTGCCCGGAAACCGGCTTGAGGCCGGTCCCTATGCCACCCTCTTGCGGCTGTCGGGGGTCGACCAGCGTTGACAGGATCTTTGTGTCACGCGTGCGCGGGGCGAGGCTCTCCAGCGGAATACCGGCGTGCCGGTCGAGGACTAGCCAATCGAACGGGCCGTTATGGATCAGGAACCGGCGGGCGTTACGCAGCACCTCGACGGCTGCCCGCGCGAACTCTCCCCCACGCTCGTAGTGGATTACGAACGCTTCCCGCGCGTTGCCGAACTGGACCGTACGCAGCCGATAGGCAGGCGAGTAGATATCGAGCCCGGTCGTCTCGGTGTCGAGGGCGATAGGGCCCACACGGTCGGCATCCTGCGCCCACCGAAGGAACACGTCGAGGTCGGCAACGTCCTCGGGCACATAGACGTGAACAAGGTCGCCCGCAATGGTGTGTTGATAGATGCGCATGTCTCCCCTTGCACAGCAAAGGGGCACCTACTAGTGACTAGAAGGTGCCCCACAGCGGACGGCTACTTAGCGAAGATTCCCGGGCCCGGTTCGACCGGCGCAGCGTCGGCGAGGCGCACACCGAACAGTGTGATCCCCTGTGCCGTCTTCCGGCGCTTCACCTTGCGCTCTTCCATGGCGCGATAGAAAGCCTGCCGGGTCCATCGTTCCTTCTGCGGCAGGTTCTCGGCCTCGCACCAATCGAGGTAAGTGTTAAAGCACTCGTTCCCTAGCAACCGGTCGTTGTCGTCGCCGGTCACCTCGACCACACCCGGGCAGAAGCCCTGTAGGGCGTCGGACGTCTCGCGGTATTCGCGGGTGGCGTTGCGTACGGGCCCCGGGTCGGCGAGTCCCTCGCGGTACCACTCGACAGCACCTCGCACGGCCCATGCCACGATCCCGGGCGCCTCGCGCAACAGCGCGTCGGCGAGGCCGTAATCACGTTCCTCGGGCGCAAAGTACCGGCGGAACGGGATCATCTTGACCCGTCGCCACAGTCCCTCGTCTTGCCCCTTAAAGCGGGGCTTGTGGTTCGTGGCAAGCATGATCAGGAACGTCGGGGCGAACGTGAAGAACTCTTGCCGCAGGAACCGCGCGGTCACCTTGTCCTTACCGGTCACCCTCTTGAGTACGGCCTCGGACATGGCCTTACCCGACTCGCCCTCGGACGCCATGACCAAGCGCGCTCCGCGCAACGCCGCAATGTCGTTGGGGATTCCGCCGGAACCCTTGTCCTCGAACGTGGCGAACGGGGTTGTCTTAGTGATCGTGCTGAACACCTCGGTGAGCGTGTCCGTGAACACCGACTTCCCGTTGGCGCCGATTCCCCACAGCACAGCGAAACACTGCTCGGACGTGTGGCCGGTAATGCCGTAGCCGACCAGCCGCCGCAGGTACGACGGCATTTCTGGCATGCCCGGCATGACTTCCTCGATGAACCGCTCCCAGCGCTCCGCGCGCGCCGACGGGTCGTAGTCGAGGGGCAGCGAGAAAGTCAACATGTCCCGCTTATCGTGCGGGCGCAGGGTGCCGGTGCGCAGGTCGACAGTCCCGTTCCGGAAGCTGAGCAAGTCCGGCCGGGCGTCGAATGCCGCAGCGTCGACATGCACCGAGGGCACGCTACGCAGTTCCGTAAGCAACGCGTCGATACGCGTCGTCATGGTGAACGGCTTAGCCTCGGTTAGCTTGTTGGCCAGGATCAGCGCAGCGCCCATGCGGTGGACTTCCTGCCGAACCTTGACCTCGGAACGCTCCCACGTCCGGCCGTTCCACACGTAGTAGCCGAGGCCCGGGGCGTACTTGATCCGGCCGTCCGTCCATGCCACAAGCGCGTGAGCGTTCATGGCGTCGGATTCCCCGTACCGGTTGATAAGACCGGCGAGAATCTTTGCGGCCTCGGCGCCCTGGTCACCCGACACGGTGTCGGCGCCGGTGCGATCGGTGAGTTCGGCCGACACGGCAGCCGCCTCGACCTCGGCACGGTCGCGAACCGGCCTAGCCGCCTTGACGGCACGGTGCAGCGCGAGGGGGAACCCGTGAGGGTCGCGTGTACGCCAATCGGTCAAGTCGTCGCCGCTGTGCGGGATTTCGAGGGCGAACACCTCGATCCCGTGGGCGGCGAGTCCCTCGACCAGTCGGCGCGTGAACCCCTCGCCCGCGTTGTCGTTGTCGCCACACACGATCACCTGAGTGCCGCGCAGACCCTCGGCGAGTTCAGCGATCAACTCGGGCTTGTGCGAGAGACTCGCGCCCCGGACCCCTACGGCGTTGTAGCCGACAGCAACGGCTGTGAGCGCGTCTCCCGGCCCCTCGGTCACCAGAGTGACACCGTAGCCACCCTGCCCGTGAAACACGCCGTACGGCGCCCACACGGCCCCCTCGGGGTTGCTGAGCGACAGCCACCGACCCGGGCAACGGCCGGAAAGGTCCCGCCCCTGCAAGCCTCGGGCAACGCCGTCGAAACCGACCAGCGGAACCGTAAGACGCGGGTAGGCGCGGAACGCCGACGACAAATGCTTGAACGGCAAGTGCCAGTCCGGGGCATCGACACCGATCAACAATTCGGCGGCGAGTTCCACGGAAAGGCCGAACCGGCGGTCGAGGTACTCGCGCGCTTGCGTTGACCAGTCTTGGGCGTAGTCCCCGAGCATCATCGATGTCTCGTCCACATAGCGCGCAAGCGCAGCAATGTGCCCCGTGCCGACCATGGCGGGCGGTTCCTTGGGCACCGTCAGCCCCTCGCCGGTCGCCTCGAACAAGTCGCGCCACTCAAGCCCCACCGACGCTATGACAGCCTCGGTTCCGCAGCCTGCCCGGCACGTGATCCGAACCTTGTTGTCGTCACCCCGCCAAATACGCAGGGACGGACGGGAGTCCATGTGCGCCGGACACAGCGCGAGGTACCCGCCGTCGTGCTGCTCGTCCACATCAGCGAACCGGGCGAGGACGTCAGAGAATTTCATGGTTTTCCTTTCCTCGCCCGCCATAGAGCGCAAGGGTTTACGCGACCACCACCCGGGCAATTCCAGCGCCCTCGATCAGCTTCCGGCAGCCGGGGCACGGCTCATCAGTGCAATACAGCGTGCCGTCAATCCGGCGCACTGGGTCGGAATACAACAGCGCGTTAGCCTCGGCGTGCACGCTTACGCAATGGTCGTAATCGCCGGTTCCCGAGGGGACGTCGGCCTTACTCAGTCGGCCCCGAGGGCACGCACCCGCTGTGAGGCATCCGGGAACTCCCGGCGGGGCACCGTTGTACCCCACCGAGAGAACACGGTTCCCCGTGTCGACCACCACGGCGCCAACCTGTCGGCGGGTGCAGTCGGCACGGGCAGCCACAGCGCGCGCAATGCCGAGAAAGTACGAATCCCAATCAGGGCGCACTGTCAGCCTTCCTAGAACGGCGGATCTTCCGGCCCGAACGTGTCGGCCCAATCCGCTAGCGACTTTGCACCCTTGGAAAGGTTGCACGACCGACACGCGGGAACGATGTTGGATTCCCGGTCGGCGCCACCCTTGGACAGCGGGTGCACGTGGTCGAGGTGAGTAGCCACCCCATTGCAGTAACAGCACGCGTTCCGCCAACGGCGCATGATCGCCGTACGGCTGTATGCCACGTGCTCTACGCCGTACCCCTCGGCACGTCGGCGGTGCGTGAGTTCGTGCCGCTTATCCGGCGGCAACGACGCGTAGTACTTCCGGCGGTGCTCGGCGGCATTCTTCCGGCGGCACGTCGCACAATTCGACGCGTTCCGCTTAGCCTTCCCGGCTATGAATTCCTCGGCGGGTCGAGTGCGCCCACATTGGCGGCACGCCCGTAGGCCACTCACCTACCGTCTCGCGCGATGTGCCATCCGAAGATGGTGCCGACGATGAAATACACGACAGCGATACCGATATCTACGCCCATCAATGGACCCACCTAACCTCGGCGCCACGCGCGACGGCATGGCGGATTGCATCCTGAAACCTCGACCAGTCGGCGCGCTTGCGGGCAGCATCGTGCACTAGCAACGTGTCGCCCGTCTGCATGCGCCTCACGTCCCCCATGGCAGGGGCTGTCTTGTCTGTGATCTGTCGGACCACGCCGACCCTTCCCCACCTACTAGTGACTAGTAGGTGAAACACGAAAAGGGGCCGGAACGCGTGAGCGCTCCGACCCCTCCCCTTGGCTTAGCCTTCCTCGCCCGGCTGGATAAGCCGCGCGTGTTCAGCACCGATCCACTGTGCCCGGATCTTCCGGCGGGCAGTGAAACCCGATTCGATGCCGGTCGGCAGAACCTTAAGCATCGGGACCAGTCGACCACCGATGTTCTTAGCGGTCACCCGCTCGACCGTCGCATCCGTCATGCGCACCCGGTTGCCCTGTCGGGCCGCGTAGGCGATCAGATCACCCGGGTACAGTTCCTCGCCCGCATAGTCGGTGACGACACCGCGCTTCCCCATTAGAGACCCACCCGCTTAAGGAAGTCGTCACCGAACGGGCTCGCTCCCTTAGCGCGCTGCGCCTCGGTCACGGACTTGTGAAAGCGAATCTCGCCGGAAACCCTGCGCCCCGCGTGGTCGCCGGTCATGTGGGTCACGTCGACACCGGCCTTAGACAGTGCCCAGAACACGCCGTCGGATTCCTTGCGCGGGGTCGACGCAATCTCGCCCCCGACGTTCCCGAGAACAGCGGCAACCGCCTCGGCCTCGGCCATGGTGAGGGTAAGCGTGATGGTGTGCTCAACGGTGGTCTTGGTCTTCTTCTCAGCGCTGGCCATGTGCTCTCTCCTATTCGTCGTCGTACACGCCGAACCGGCGCCGACGTTCGTGAATGACGGCCTTGACTACCTGCGGGCGGAAGTACCACAGCGGCAACCGAACGAATTCGTCGGAAGCAAACTTGAGGATGAGCGCCACGGGGCGGGGGTCGGAATCGTCGGTGTCCCGACCCCCGTTGTGCTCAGTCACGGGCTACTCGGCAAAGTCGGCGTCGTGCGGTTCCTCGACAAAGGCGAGAACCTTGTTATCAACGTCGCGCCCGTCCGGAACTCTCTCGACCACGGCGTTAGCCGGGGTAAACCCAAGGTGCTTCACAGCGTCGAGTGCCTGCTTAGTGCCGTGCGCCCGGACAATGGCCGACGCGTAGCCGTTCGCGTCCTCGCGCAGAATCTCGTAAAAAGCCATGCGGTATCTCCCTCGTTTTGGTGGTGGTCGGCGACTAGTCGGCTATGGCGTCTTGCCACGCCTTGACGACACGGATTACCGGCTTGAGGTACTCGACGTGCCGACCCTTCTTAGTCGTGTACTCGACCAGTTCGATAGACAGTTCCGCGTACGCCTCGCCACCGATTCGCCGAAGCGCGTCGTCGTGCTCGTGCAGCACCTCGGCCAGCGTCCATGACGTCGTCTGGAAGTGGCACACGCCGAGGTCGGGATCATCGGCGAGGCGGAAACGCACGTTGATCGAGGGCGAGGGGCCCATGTAGTCGCGCGCAGCCTGCTTACGCTCGGCGAAAAGCTGCGGGCAGCCGCACGCCGTGCCAACACGCTTTTCGTCGTTGTGCGACAGGAAGTCGACGCCGTCACAGTGGTGAACCAGCTTGCCCCGGTTCCACAGCTTCATGTCCGAAGTGATGGACTTAGGGCCGTCGAGGATCACCGGCACCTTTGCCGACGTGGTGAGAACCTCGATGAACTTGTCCGCGCTGGAATCCGTCTCGACCGGCTGTCCGCCGAAAAGCTGCGCGATAGCCTGCCCGATCTCACGGTCGCCGGTCATCACGCGCCACTCGCTCAGCGCCTCGGGCTGGTTGTCGACCTGCCGCCCCATGTACCAGCGGGCAACATAGTCATCGTTGTAGTTCGTGCGCGGCTTAGGCTTAGCGTCCGGGTCGGTGTCGAAAATGCGCAGCGCCATAGTCTCTCCGTTCAAGGTGTTTTGGCCGAGGGCGGGAAAGGATTTGGCCGCTTTCCCGCCCCCTCGGTACCGCTAGAGCGCAGCGGTTTACGCGTCGTCGCCGACCCGGGTCACAACCCCGGCGTAGGCGAGGGCATCACCCCACATGGCGCCGTTGTCCTGCGAGTCCTGCACTTCGGCCAGCATGGTGAAAGTGCTGCTGCTGTCCGTGACGTCGATCAGTTCCTTAGCCACGCTGTACGCCCCGCGCATCTCATGCGCCTCAAGCGCCGACAGCGGAACCCCGAGGCGGTGAAGCGCGTTGCCGACCAGACAGCCGGGCTTGTCGCCGTGCACGTAGTAGCAAGAGGCAGCCGCACCCGTGGCCGACTCGCCGTCCGGGTTCGTGTACACGTAGTCGTCGCCCTTTTCGGCAACCGCCTCGATCAGCGCCGTCTTAACCTGCGCCTCGGTGACCTTGATTCGCTCCATTGCCGTTCTCTCCTCGGCTAGTTGGGGTGGTGCAAGGTGGGTAGAGCGCAAGGGTTTACGCGCCGTCGGCGTCGTCCTCGGACACGTCCCACTCGACCTCGGGGCGGGTCATCACGCAGGGATTCCACTCCCCCGCCTGAACCTTTCCGTCGCCCCCATGACGCCGCAGTAGCTTCACGCGCTCTAGGGCGTCGGCAAGGTGCTTGTACGGCCCCCAGTGCTTACCGGCGGGGTACTTGAACGCCGGTTTCGTCTGGACCACGCGAACGGCGGTCATTCGCCGTCCCCCTCGGCAATAAGGAATTCGGCAATTCGGATCGTTGCCGACACGCGCGACTCGAACGACGCGCCATCCATAAAGCCCCGGCTGTTCGTGGCCATGGCCTTGACGAGTTCCTGCGCTTCCTTGAGCGCGTCCTCGCGCGTCATCGCGCACGCCGCTGTGTACCGGTGACCAGCCGCCCCGCGCTGCGCGCAATGGCACGGCCTACGACGGTCTTAGACACGTCGCGGTCCCAGTTGAAGACGTGCCGCAGCGAAAGGAAGAAGTCGAACACGTCGCGCTCGATACGGACGGGCTTGAACGTCCACTGATCGGGCGTGATGTGCAGCACCGCAGCGCCGTCGAATTCCGGCATGGGCACACTGGTGCCGTCCGGCTTGATGATCCGGTCGGCGTAGGCGTAAGCCGCCATCTGTAGGGCGACCTCGGCGTGAATGTCCTTAGACGTCTTCCAGTCGGCCATAAGCAGAACCGGCGTGCCCGAGCGATCCGGCGTCGGGTTGTTGTCGTCGTCCAGCCACACACGAAGCATGGCGTCGAACGACCCCGCGTACTCGTGCTCATCGGACCACGCCACATCTTCGGCGCCGACAAGTTCCGGGTTCACGACTTCCAGGAACTCAGCGAAGTTGGCCCGGTACGGTTCGAGGTCGGGGTGAACGCTCACGCGGAACCGGCCCCGGTAATCGCGCTCGGTGAGGTCGCCCTCGCCCCGGATCATGCGCTCGAACAGATCGTGAGCGGCGGACCCGATTTCGGCGCGCACCTTTGTGTACCGGCGGGCGGCACCCTTAAGGAAGTCGACGGCCCCTTGCCGGTCGCGCTGTGCCATCTGCTCGACAAAGGGCAGGGAGTCTACGGCGAGTTCGGCGACTAGCTTTGCGTTCCACGGGGCGAGGAACGGCTTAGGCAGCATGCCGATTACGGACGTGACGCCGGGAACCTTGATCTCTGGCGTGTCCGGATGGACATAGAACCGGCTTCCGCCTCGGTGGACGGTGCGGACGGTGGCCATGTGGCCCCTTCCCTCGGTGGTGTGCTTACACCAGTGAGGGAGCGCAAGGGTTTACGGCCGACCGGCCGATGACGAATGACGAAATTGGTAGTCGTTCAGGAATGTCTATAGAGGCTCTTAAGGGATACCGAGGTTCATGTAAAAGTCGTCACTCGTCATCCTGCCCGCTGTCGAGGCCACACGCGCCCGTCTGCGGGCATGAGAAAGCCCCGCCGGGCCGGAGGGGCCTAGCGGGGCTGCGAGGGGCTCAGAGGGGCGCCTAGGGGGTTTCCTGGGGGTCGAGGGCGGCGACCATCTGTCGGCAGTCGGGGCACGTCGGCCGGGCGGTGCCTCCCTTGGGGAAGCTAACCCGCTTGTCGCAGTACGTAATGACGTGGTCACGCTGTGCAGCGTGGCTTGCGTCGTCGCCCTCGATTTCTACGAGGAACCATGTGCGCGGCTTGCCGCTCATGCGTGTGCCCTCCCGTGTCGTTCTTCCGCTGTTTCGAGGTACCCGTAGATGTGCTCCACGCCTTCCCCGCCCCGGTCGTAGGTGCGGTTCCGCTCCCGAATGCAGTCGTCGCACACGGGCTGTTTCACGCTGCGGGCGGTCGCCTCGGGGTCGGGTTCCTTGTGCACGGCCTTTCCGTCGATTACCTCGACGTCCGGCGGCAACCCGGTAGCCGGGTCAATGCGGATCGTGTTCACGCAATCAGGGCATGCCATGAACCCGTTCCGGCAGTCGACGCAGCGCAACAGTGCGAGGTATTCGCCGGTCACTTCTCCCCCTCGCGCCGCGTTTCCCTGATGAGCCCCTCCGAGTAGGCACGGGTTACGGGCGTCTCGCGCTGCGCTTCCAGCCGGGCGAGACGCTCGGCCGTGTGCTTGTCGGTTTGGTCGGCCGCCTCGATCAGTCGGGCAGCGTATTCGCGGACCCATGTCGTGTCGGCGCTGCACTGCAAGGATCGATCGGCGTCGGGACCCTCGGGAATCCACGCGTACATGAGCACCTGTCCGTTAGACGTCGAGGACACCGTTCCCATGTTGATCTGATACTGACGCTTCTGCCTCATTTCACTTCCCTCCCTCGACCACCTACTAGTGACTAGTAGGTGGTGGCGAAAGGGGCCCCGGTTTCCCGAGGCCCCGATTAGGTTCCCTACGCGGTCTTACCCTTCAACATGGCCGTGAGCGTCGCCGACATGCCGTTGAACGCTTCCAGCTTGGCCACTAGTTCGGCGGCCTCCTCCGCATCGATCTTTTCGATTTCCTTTTCGAGGTCGGCGAACTTTTCCGTTGCGGCCTCGATCGCAGCGAGGTGCTTAGCCCTCCGCTTTTCGGCGGCCGTCTTAGGCGCGGCGGCAGCCTCGCCCTCACCCTCGCCGCCCTCGGCCTCGGTCTTTCCGACGGTCTTGATCGCCTCGCCGAGTTCCTTAGCTTCCTTTTCCTTGCCCGCAGCAAGCGCCTTACGCTGCGCCCTTTCGAGACGGCGCTTTTCGGCCTGAATCTCGAACGTGCTGCGCTCCGGAATCTTGTAGAACTTCTGAATGGCCTCGGTCGGGTCGGCCTCGGGGTCGGCCGCGAATGCCTTGGGGAAGAACCGGTGAGCGTCTTCCTTGCCGATGTTGCGGACGTACTTCACGAGAACGTCATTCCGCAGGTTCTGCACCGACTTCACCAGACGGTCTAGGGCGTCCTCGTTTTCCTCGGTGCGCTCGAACCCGGAACCAGCGGCGGCGTACACGACACCCGACAGCACCTTTGCCGCGTTCGACTTGCCGTTGTAGTCCGGGTGTCCATCCTTGTCGGAAAGGAACAGACGGGCGGCGAGCACCTTTTCGGCGATCGAGCGGGCAGCGTTGGAGTTCTCGCGCTCGAACTCGACGCCCTTTGCGTACGCGGCGGCTACGTCGGCGACGACCTTTTCGGCGTCGGGAATGGCTTGCTTGTAGTCCTGCGTTTCCTTGGTAGCCGCAGCCGCAGCCGTCTTCTTAGCGACGGCCTTAGACGCCGTCTTCTTCTTTCCGTCCTTACCGTGACCCTCGGCCGTGTAGGACTCGCCCCGCTTAGCCTCCTCCAGCGCAGCGCGCAGGCCCGTGCGGTGCTCCATGGGCAGCTCACCGATGATTGTCTCCGCCGATTCGGCGAGTTCCTTGATGCGGTTCGGGTCGGCCGACTCGCCGACCTCGGCGGCTGCGAGAACCTGCGCGATGATGTCCTTAGCCCGCTGGATAGCGTCGGCGGTGTCCTCGGCGGGCGTGTCGCCCTCGATCGGGGCAGCGTCGGCGGGGGCAGTGTCCTCGGGCGCCTCGGGGGCGACCTCGGCCGTCTTAGCGGGCTTAGCGGCAGCGCGCTTGCGAGGGGGCATTTCGTTCTCCTCTGTGGTGGCGGTTCCGGCGCTAACCGGAACATCGGGCGCGATGATACCAGACTGTGCGGCATCGCGGGGGGAAATCGGGAAAAGAGCCGTGACGTTGAATTCCCGCCCCTTGGGGAGCGAGGAAATAGCCTCGGCCACGGTTTCCACGTCGGCGAGGCCGAAAAGGTTGCCGTTCTCCCACGCTGCCCACTTAGCGGGCTTAGGCGAGGGAATACGGACACGCTTGCCGGTCACGGGGTGCATGGTGCGGTACTGAAGCTTTTCGGTGGCCTGCTCGGCGCGAATCCGCGCGTTCCTCACTACCTCGGCCGCGTAGTCGTGCGCCTCGGCGTGATCCTTGCCCAGCGAACGACCACGCTCGAAAGCGGCGTCGTACTCCGTGTCGGCGGGAACCTCGGTAACGGTCACGGTCTCTCCCTTGTCCTCGGTGGGCGCCTCGACCTCGGGCGCTTCCTGCGCAGCCGCCTCGGCGGCCATGATCTTGAGGCAGTTCTTACAGTCGACTTCCGCCTTAACGGCCCTGTAGCCCTCAACAGCGCGGTTGCCGCCGCACTTCGGGGCGGGCATGTAACCGTCCGGCTCGCCCGCGTAGTGGACCTTGCCGCCCCGCCCAAGCTGAATGTTCATGTCCGCCCCTTCGTTGTTCTCTGTTGTTGTGGGAGTAGCTAAGCACACGGCGCGGCACGCGCACCACCACCTACTAGTCACTAGTAGGTGCCCGAACGCAAAAATGCCCCGCACCCGCCGGTTAGGGCTGGCACGGGGCAAGGGCTAGGCCGCTAGGCCGTCGGCGCGTTCGCGCAGGTCATCTAGGGTTCCGTCGTTCAACACGCGCAGGTCGGGCGGGTACCGATCGAGGGCCGTCTCACTCACGTGAGAACTGACCAAATCTTGACCCGGGCGGACCACCCGAACCATGCGAAAACCTCGCGCGCGCAGCGCCTCGGCCTCATTGGGGTACCGGACGTCGGTCACGACCACGGGCCCGGGTGCAGCCTCGACGCTGTGCAGTGCTACGCGTACCCAGAATTCGGGGTCGAGGTCGCGCACGGTGTGCCCAATCCATTGGAGCAACCGGCGCACCTCGGGGTACCGGTCTTTCGCGTACTCCCACCCGACGTCACGAATCAGCGGGGCGAGTTGTACGACCACGCCGGGCGAGGTCGGCACAAACGGGCTTACCGTCTCGGCCATTCGCTTAAGCGGGTCGGCGAAAGCGACACGGGTGAATCCGTGCCGCTCGACCAGCCGGGCAGCCACAGTGTCTTTTCCGGAACGCGCACGGCCCAATAGGGCAATGTTTTGGGTCATGCCCTATTGGGAGCGCAACGGCTTACGCCCCGGCGGGCGGTAGCGGCTGTGCAGTCGGCTGCGGGTTCTCTAGCGGTAGCTGCGGCATCTGCGTGAACGGGATTGCCTCGGCTACGTCCTTTACGGCCGTCTCGACCTCGGCAACAGTTTTGGGCGCGTGCGCGACGAAATAGCCCGAGGCGAAAGTGACACCGGCCGTTACGGCGCCCTCGATCAGGCCGAGGACGTCAGACGGTACGGCGCCGTGAAAGAGGTGCTTAGCGAGCACCTGAACAACGACGGTCGAGGCGGCTGCGCCAACGGTCGACGCGCTTACCTTCGGAGAAACTGCCATTACTTCTCTCTCAATCGTTCGTGTAGTTGGTCGATTTCCCGCTGTAGGGTCCGCCGGAAGTGCGTGTGATGCCACGCCCACACCAGCGGGACCCAAATCACGTCAGCGGCGAGGTTCGGCCACACCTGTTGAGCGATGTACGCCGCTGTGTGCACCTAGTGCCCCCGGTAAATCTGCACGCCCGCCGCTACGGCGGATAGGGCGACGACCCCGGGGATTCCGTACTTCCAGCGCTCTAGGACGCGTAGCCGGTTCTCGTGATCGCCGAGGGTCTTATCAATGTCGGCGCGGGACTCGACCAGCGAGCGCACGTCGGAACGCACGCCCACTAGTTCATCGTAGATTTCGCGTGCCCCGACGGTCATGGATAGTTCGTCGTCGTCCTCGCGCATTAGGCCACCGTGAACCCGTGCTTAGCGCCTAGGGCGGCGAGGGTCTTACGCCCGGGAATGCCGTTCGCGTCGGCGCCCGAGAATCCGCACTTCTTCTGCCATTCGGCGTACGCCTTGACCGACAGCGAGCCGAACGACCCGTCGTAGGCATAGCGCTTGTCTAGTAGCCCCTCGGCCGCTAGGGCAGCTTCTACGGGCTTAACGTCCGCCGGGTGGGACTCGTGCCCCTGCGTAGCCTGCGGGTCCTGCTGCGCGGCGGCTACGACGTTTGCGAGGCTCACCACGGGCTTAGGTGCAGGCTTGGGCGCCGGTGTGGGGGCCGGTGTCGGCCTCGGCACGGGCTTGCCGGGGATGTACTGCACGCCCGCGCTCTTAGTGCCGCCGTACGCGGGGTCGGCCGACACGATGCCCTCGGCAAACTTCGGGTACCCATAGCCGTACACGTACGAGATACGGCGCTGTCGTTCCTTGCCGTATACGCCGTCGCCCTCGGCCGACCCGTTGTCGTTCGTGTTGCCCTCGACCGTGTAAATGTTGTCGGCGTCGAAACCGGCGACTAGGCCGACGTGCGAACCTCCGTCGGTGCCGTAGAAAGCGAGCGCGCCGACAGCGGGGTAATCCGACCATCGACCCTCGGCCTTGAACCACGACACGCCCTCGACACAGCTAGCGGTACGCGGGTACAGGGCGGCATTGCCGGAAATCATGGCGCACCACGACTGGAACGTCATGCACCACGGCTGCCCGTCGGACCACGCGAGGCCCGGAACCTGTTCGGAATACTTTTGGATGTTGTCCCAGTTGCCGGACGCATCGCGCCCCTCGTGATAGCCGATTTCCTTTTCGGCCGTCGAGATCATCGCTGCGCTTCCGCCCACGGGCGTTCCCTTCTGTTGTGCGGGTGTCCCCGCCCATTCCTTGAGCGCAACGGTTGACGCGAAATTCGCCACGTTGTGATCAACCCCGTTGGCGCTCGAATACTGGTGAAAAACCCACGTGTGCGTGACGCCCGGCTGCCCGGCGGGGTGGTTCGGGTCGGCAATCCATAGGCCGTCACCCGCGTACGACTCTGTGTCGACGTGAAGCCAAAAATCGGTGTTGCAGTAGAGCACGACCCGGTTAGCCGGTCGCTTGCCCTTGACGTAGCGAATCCACGCGTCCCGGTCGGACTGTGTGCTGCCGCTTGCTTCCCAGTCGAGGGCGATCACTTCGCCGGTACGCACGTCGGCATGCGCTAGGAACGCGTCAGCCTGCGCCTGGACGCTTCCGGGGTGTAGGTAGTGGTAGTGGCCGACCACAAGCCCCGCAGCGCGCCCATGGGCCGTCTGAGCGCCGTACAGCGGGTTCACGTAGGAGGTTCCCTCGGTGGCCTTGACGAACACGAACGCGAGGCCGCGCGTGTCGTAGGTAGCCGACTGGTACGAGGAAACGTCGACCCCGGCGGGGTAAGTCATTGGTGTTCTCCCTTACGCGTGAATGAATATCGCGTTTAGTGCGCTGGAAGGGGTGCCCCCGCCGTGCGTGGTCGGGGTAGTGCCGTCGGCAATGCCGTATAGCTCGACGTAATCGTTGGCGTTCATCTGCACAATCACGGGCGCCGTGTTGGCGACGTACGTGTGTGAGGAGTTAGCAACGTCGGTAGTGCGGGAACCGGGAACCTCTGAGCCGTTCTTCGCTACGTACGTCAGAATTTCCGACTGTGAGGTTGCGCCGTTCACGGCGAGGCATCCCCACACCATGTAGTAGCCCGCGACCTGCGCGACATACCGACTGGTGTTAGTCGTGGTTGAGTGCCCGCCGTAGCTGTCGGCAGTCTCGGAATCCATCGTGATGGCTACGGCCGTTGTACTGAGCGACTGTGAGGTGTTCTGCCACCCGGCAAAGATGGGCGGGTTCAGAAGGAACGTGACGCCGTTGTAAACGCTCGCGTTCCACAGCGCACCAGTAATCAGGTTGCCCGCCGACTCCTGTGCGGGAACGGGTACGGGTAGGTTCGTCAAGGGTGCTCCCACGGGGGAACCTACTAGCGACTAGTAGGTGCCCCTCGATTAGTAGGCGAGTGCGACAGAGTCAAACTTCGCGATGCCGTCGAATGCCGAGGTCGAGGTGACCCCGGTCGGCAACGGCTCGCACACGATGTCGTTGGCGCTGTGGCTCTTGGTCGTTGCCGCTTGCAGGGTGATGGTGCCGGTAGTCCAGCCGGGCGACGTGGCACCGACCGAAAGCACCGTGACCGTCTCGGCGTTCGCTGTCCCCTGCCCCAACACAAGCTGTTGCCCGTAGCCGACCTGTGCAGCGAGGGGGTTCGTGTTATCCGACCCCGCCTTAACGGTGATGGTCGTAACGCCGGAAGCAATGCCCGCATTCAGCGCGGTGCGCCACACGGCGAATTCGGCGTACGGCTGCGCGTCGACCGGCGAACATTGCAGCGTCATGAACGCCTCGCCCTTGTCGTCAATCTGCCATGCGATGTTTTCGACAAAGGCGTCAATCTGAATGGCCGGGGCGCCGAGGGGGCGTCGCATGATGCGTACGCGAGTGCCCAGTTCCATCCCGAGGCACACGGGCCAAAGTGACGTGTTCGCCGCCGGGTGGAGTTTCAGCGTGGAAATGCGCGGTAGCGGTTGCTTGTACCGGCTGACGAGATATCCCGCCGCATCCTGGCATTCGAGCGCGCTGGAAGTGTTCACGTCCCGCTGCATGGTGCGCGGGAAGTAGTTCGTCTGCGAGGTGCTGTCGGCTGCGGTAAACACCTGGTTGGTCGAGGTCTGCGTGACCTGAACAAGGTTGGCAAGGTGCGTCGGGTCGAAATCTAGCTCGATCTCTTCATACGGGTACTCCCCCGCCGACACGTTCTCGCCGAATGTGTACACGGGAACCGTCGAGTTGTAGCGCGCGCCCCTCGACCGGAAGTTCACCGATCCCATTCGGTCTACGAAGTGTTCGCCGTTCTCGGTAATGACCACGTCGCCGAGGGCGGATAGCGCATCCTGCCCGTCCGTGTTCATCGGGCCCATGGACCTTGTGAGCCCGGACTGAATGGTCGAGGGTCCCGTGTAACCGGCGTACGTCAGAATGCGCGCGTACCGCTGGTCTGTCGAGTCGCCGCTAAACGAGTTCTTCCACGCGCTGTAGATAGCCACGAAATCGGCAGGCTGTAGGGCCGTCGTGAACTCCATTGCAAACGACAAGTCGCCCTTGTAGTTCCACGCGGAACCGTTGCCGGTCGTGTCGTCAATCCAGTTGCCGAGGGTGTCACTCTGGCAGCCGGACGGCGCATGGTTGGCCACGCCGGACCAGAACCAGTAACCGCCGTCGACCGTGACCCACACCTGTTGCGCGGTCGCGTCGTATGAGACGCCGACTAGGTGCCAATTCTGGTCAGTGACGACAACGCCCGGGTTGTAGGCAGCCTGATTGTTCCCCGGACCGCCGAGGGTGACGTAAAAGTCGCCCGTAGGGCTGATGTTGAAAGACACCTGAGACCCGGACGCGAATCCGCCGGAACGCTGTCGGTCCATTGCAACCCACATAGTGGACCAGTTGCCCGAGGTCGGCGTAGAGCCGGTGTACCGGAATGCCAGCATGCGGGTAAACGAATTCGGGTTCTTCGGACCCTTGATTCCAGCGTTCGAGAACGACAGGAACGACGCCGGGCCGAGTAGGTTCGTGCCAGAGTTCGGGTTGTTGACGGTCACGACCGATCCGCTCGACCCCGTGTACGTCCCGCCCGAGGTCGCCGACGTAATCGAGTTGCCCGACGTGAGCGAACCGGCGCCATACTTGCTGGAGTTGATCTGAACCGCCGGGTTGTTGCCGGTCGAGTCGGTGAACGACTGCACGCCGGACGGGTCGCCGAGGGTGTACAGAAACGACGGGTTACGCCGGTAAATCTCCTCGGTGAGCGGGTCTCGCAAGATGCGCTGCGACAACAGCGCGAACGCGTCGACCCCGGTCGGCTCGACTAGCCCGAGGGTGTTGTTCAGCGCCCAGCTTTGCGGCCAACGCTCAATGAAGCCCGAGTAAATCGGGTACCACGTGCCGGGCGACACGAACGCCGTCGGCGTGGCGTTCTTCTCAAGCTGAATGCCGTCAACCTGCACGTTGCACAGTGCAGCCGGGACGTTAGCCACGGCTACGCCGACGTTGATTCCGTACGCGTTCGCGGGGGCCGTAGCGGTAACCGTGAGGGTCGTCCACCCCGTGGCCGTCGAGGACCCCGTAAGGGTCGTCGTAGCGCCGTACGTGTACGAGGTAGGCGGCTGCGCGGGTGGGGGCCCGTAGAAACCGATGTGTGCCCTCACGTCGAGACTGGTCGAGTCGGTCACGTTCCGCACGTTGATCGTGAGCGAATACGTCGTGAGCGGGGTCATGGCAGGCTGCGGGGTCTGCATGATGCGCGTGCCAATTGCCGTCGAGGCGGGCACAGCGAACTGAAAGACGTTCGACCCGCTGTAGGCGCTCGCGCTGGCCACGATGCTTCCGCCGGTCGAGTCGGTGTTAGTGAACACATCCTCGCCGTTATTGCCCGCATTCAGCGTGCCCGGCGCAAGCCCGTCGCCGCCATTCGCTATGACCGGGTCGAGAATGTTCGTAGTCGGTGGCCACTGTGCGCGCACCCGGAAAGGCTGATACGGCCATATGTTGCCGCCCCACGGGCCCGTTTTGTTGTTCGGGTCGAGGGCGCCGTCAGTCGACGTGAGAGAGGCGCGCAGCGTGCCTGTCTGAACTAGGTCTAGCTCGTACTGTCGGCCGCGCGACGTGCCGACCGTGCCCTGAGTGCGCGGGGTCACGTCGACATAGCGGTCTAGGGGCGAGTCGCCCGCATTGCAATTCCACAGCGCACCCCACCCGTATTCCATCTGCGGGAAATTCTGATTCAGCGCGGGTGGAGCGGCAGGGGTGCCGTCGGCGAGGACGAAACCGAAAGTCGCCCAGTTGCCCGAGGGGCTTTGCGTGGCCGTGGGAGTAAGAGCGCCGGTCGCCGTCGGGTTGAACTCAATCAGGTTGCCCGCTGTCGTCACGTCGTACGTAAAGCCCGGGTCCGACCCTGCGGCAGCCGTGCCAGCGACGAACGCGTACCCGAAATAGAGCTGTCCGCCCACGCCCGCATCAAGTGTCGGGAACGTGAGGGTCGTACCGGTGCCGTCCGTCGTGGCTGCCGGGGCGGAAATCGTCCATACGGCGCCCGGGATCGAGGACGCGAATTCCTGCGTACATATCTCAGTCGACACAGCCGAGTTGGACGAACTGAACGTGACCGTTGCCGTAGCCGAACCGGTGCCGGACACGACCCCGTAAAACACGTCGACATGCGACCCGGTAAGGGTGTCCGTCACGCCGGACACGTTCACCCACGTACTGACCAACCCGCCCGACACCGAGGTTGCGCTGATCGTGGTTGAGGACACCCGCACGACCATCACGAGAACATGCCCCACCGAGGGCGACCCAACACCGACGGTCGTAACACCCGTGCCATGGTTCTGAGCTAGTCCGCCGACAGCGGAGATTGTCACGTGTCCACCCTCAAGTAAGAGGGGTCACCTACTAGTGACTAGTAGGTGACCCCCAATCGGTTAGCGCCGATACGGCTGCCACGTCTGCGAGTTGCGCGAACCTAGCCGCAACATCTCGCGCTGTAGCACGTCTCGTAGGTCCTGCTCGGCCATGACGGAACCCTCGACATGCACGTTCACGACGACCGTAGAACCGCCGTAGCCGCCCGAGGTGCCCATACCTAGGGAAAGCTGCCCGCCAACGTTCACGCGCGCTAGAGCGGCACCCGTGGCGCTGTTCACAGCTTCCTTGACGACGTGGGCAGAGTTGCGCACACCGTCGGCGATACCGTGCGGAATCCAGTGGCCGACCTGTTCGGCAAACTCACGCGACGGCGAGTTGATGCCGAGGAACGACTTAGCGGAGCTAAGCGCATTCGACGCGAGGTTCTTGAGTGAGTCGAATAGACCACCCGCCGCGCCCTCGATACCGCTGATGATTCCGTGCACGATGTCGGAACCGATGCTCAGGAACCATGAACCGACGCTCTTTACAGCGTTCCACGCGTCATGCAGCTTGTTGGAAATCGTGTCCTTGATCTGCCCCATAAGGCGCGTGATCGAGTGCCACGCGTCGGTGAGGGGCTGAATCATGTTCCGCTTGATGCTCGACCACAGCGAGGACGCCGTTTGCTCGATCCCCCGCCACTCGCCCTCTAGCCAGTGAGACACGGTCCGCCAAATCGACTGTAGCCAGTGCCACACGTCCTCGATCGGCGAAACTATGTATTTCTTGATCAGCGACCACGCGGCCTCGGCTACGGCGGCAATTCCGTCCCACACGCCCTTTAGGAACGACTTAATTCCGTTCCAAATTGACTTGGCCGTCGACTCGATTTGCTTATGAAAGTGATTCCACAGCGAGACGATTAGCGCGACGAACGGGAGGAAAATGACCAGCAAAAGTGGCCACCACTTTTTGAAAAATCCGACTATGCCGTTCCACACTGACATCGTGGTGCGCACGATCCAGTGCCACGCGTTAACGATCGGGTCGGCGACAGCGTGCCACGCCGAGGAAAAGAACGCGGCTACCGCGTGCCACGCCGTGGTGATCCCACTCTCGATCGAGTGCCACGCGCTTAGCGTCTCGCGCTCTAGCCAGTGCCAGAGATCCCCTAGGCCGTGTACGACCGAGTGCCACACGCCGGTTAGCCACGCGGCTACTTGCTTCCAGTGCATGACCAGTTCGACTAGACCGACCACCACGGCCACGATCGCTACGACAATCCACGTCAGTGGGTCGGCGAGTAGCGATTCGTTGAAGTCCCACGACGCGATAGCGGCGACCGACAGCCCGAGGGCAACAGCACCTAGGCCAGCGGCGAACAGCAGTAGGGCCGTGTGATGCGTGGCGAGGAATCCGGCGAACTTGCCGAACACCGTCATTAGCTTTGTGGCTGTCGGCAACAGCGCGTTGCCTATGGAGATACCGAGGGCTTGCAACGATCCCTTGGCCTCGGCCATTCGCTGGTTGTAGGTCTTCTGTACCTCGGCCCAACCCTCGACCGACTTACCACCCTTGCGAACGTGTTCCTCGACGCCCTTTACGTCGTCGGCGAACGTCTTTGCGTGCGCGCCGGTTAGCTGTAGCGCACCCATCATCGACTTTGTACCGCCGACCATGGTTGCGAGGGCGCCGATGTATGTCTTCTGCGACCCGGACGCCTTAGCTAGCTGCCCGTTGAAATCCTTGGAATTCTTCGCTGCCTTTTGCAGCGTATCGATAAGGACCGTACCGCTCGGGCCCATCTTGTTCTTAATGGCGGTCGTGAGGGTGTCCAGAGTGGCGGCTAGACCCCGCTGCCCCAGTTCCTGAGACACGCTAGTCGCGTCTAGCCCTAGACCCTTCATGGTTGCTGCGGCCTTAGCCGTCGGGTTCGACAACTGCCCGATGGTCTGCCGCAGGTAGGTCGCCGCAACGTCGGCGGAAGTACCCTGCGCCGTCATCGTGGCCATGGCGCCGAGAACCTCGTTCAGGCCAACATGTGCGGCCGAGGCGACCGGCAGAATCGAGGCCATGGAACCGGCTAGCGCTTCCATGTTCGTCTTACCCTCGGCCTCGGTCGCGACTAGCGCGTTCATGACCGGTACGGCGTTCGAGGCCGACATGTGATACGCGTTCAGCGCCGTCGTGACAGCGTCAGTCACCGTGCCTAGGTCGGCGGCACCGACCTTTGCGCCCATGGCCGACGTCTTGAGCACTTGCAGCGCTGCGGACCCGTGGTAACCGGCCGACTCGACCGTATAGAGACCCTGCGTTAGCTGTTGTGTCGACTGCCCGACTTGACCAGCCATGGCGAGCACGCCATTACTGACCATTTTCATGTTGGACGCCGACTCACCGGCGCCCGTCTGAACGCGGGTCATGGCCGTCTGGAAGTCGGCCGCCATGTGCACAGTCTTGACGGCGGTAACAGCGGCGGCTACGCCGATACCGAGTAGGGCAGCCTTAGAGACGGCACCTAGCCGCTTCATATTGCCGCCGCCCGCCGCCTCGACCTCGGCTAGCTCAGTCTTGACACCCTTTGCGGTCGCCGAAAACCCGGTCTTCTTACCGAGGAACTCGATGAAAATCGGGGGCAACGCGCCCATAGTCACCCCCTTGTGGTGACCACCTTCTAGTTACTAGTAGGTGGTGGTTACTTAGTCGCTGTGGCCTTAGCCCATGCCTTTTCCCAAACAGCGGGCATCTTCGGTTCGGCCGACTTCACACCGGGGGCGAAATAGGGGAACTTCCCCTCTAGCCGGTGCTTGTACACGTTCGCCACGGGGGCAACCTTGCTGCCCATGAACACGACGGCGGAGTACACGCCCTCACCCTCTAGGCGGGGCTTTCGGCTGCCTCGTACCGCGCTGTTTAGCGTGCCGGTGAATCGACCCGGGCCACCCGACCGGTTCACGTGGCCGGACCCGCCGCCGTTAATGTCGACCTTGTGGACGAATTCCCACTCGCCCTTACCCTGCCCTCGGTGATTCCAGCGGGCACGGCCGCGCAGCCTCGACCGGACACGGGCGCGAGTGAGTGACTGCACCTTCTTAAGCGAGGCCACCGTAGCGAGATCCACCCGCTTATCCATGGCGATCAGTTCCGCCTCGGCAGCCTTGACGCCCTCGATCAGGGCGCCGAAAGCCTCATTAGCCATTTGCCGCCCTTTCCTCGACGTTCTTACGGGCGCGCGCCACAGCGTCATCAACCGCTAGCAACCAGTCGAGTTCTAGCGCCGATTCGGTGTCGAGGTCGGACGGGCGACAGTGCATGAGGGTGCACAGTCGCCACGTCCGATATTCCTCAAGCGGAAGCGCCTCGGGCGGGAAGTCGAACGTCCCCTCTAGTGCTTGGCTTAGGCGCCAGAGGGCGCGATAGGGGAATCGGCCTCGGCAGTCGGCTCAAAGTCCGGCAGTAGCTTCGGCAGGAACGGCGCACACTGCTTACGCAGCGCGTCCAGGTCGGCGCCGGGGACGTCCTGAACGCCATCGGTGGACACGGGGAACCCGTACGACCAACCGGCCACTAGAGCGGCAACGAGGGAATCGTTCAGTTCCTCTAGTAGGTCGAACGCGTCGCCCATACCGGCGGCGATCCGTAGTTCGGCCTCGGGGCTCAGGTCGGTGCCCGCAGCCTTAGCGATTGCCTGCGCTTCCTTGACAGCGGCGGCGAACGCGGGGCGGGCGGCTAGCTGCGCCTGAATGCGCTTGATAGGGCGCCGCTGTCGCTCGGTGACCTCGGCGACGTCGCGCAGGTCGGCGGTAGCGCCGGACGGCAGATTGATGTGCATCATTAGGCGTAAGTTCCCGAGGTGATCGCGTTCTGAATGGTGGCCTTGATGGGCGAGTAGCCGCCCGAGGTGCCGACGTCGGTCGAGTTCGCACGGGCGGCGAACGACACGGCAATTTCGACGTAGTCCTTACCTCGCCCGATATCCGCAGCGCTGTAGGTGACATTCGACATGTGTAGCTTCACCTGAATCGCCGAGGCGCCGGTTCCCGCAGCAAAGTTGATGTCTAGGGACGGCTGCGTAACGTTCAGGTAGTTGGTTAGCTGCGTGTCGTCTTCCATGACAAGCGTCATCTTGCCGTCGACAGACACGGGACCCGACCAGAGGTTGCCGGGGTTCTGCGAACCGGCGACCGGCTGAATCACGGTCACGGGCCGCTTGATGGTTACCTCGCCGTCGAGGACGGTCGTAACCGGCGTGCCGTTGATCTGAACAGCGCCAGTCCACGCGGCAATAGGCGGAATCGAGGTGAAAGACGGGGTCGGCACGGTCGTGGTGTTCGAGGCGAACGCCGTAGCCTTAGCCGAGTAGGTGAGCATGGAATCACCGTTGAACTTGAATCCCAGCTCACTGAACTTCGCACCCGCGTACTGCCGTGTGCCGGTCGCGTAGTAGTCGGTGAGGGTGTACGACTTCGGCTGTCCGTCCGAGGTGTTCAGAACCGCCATAGCGTGCGTATACGGCGCGCTAGCGCCCGTGGTCGTAAGGTCGCCGAGAACACCAGCTAGCATCCAACCGATAGTGTCCGGGAAGACGTCGCCGCCGAAGTCAAACGTCGAATGCTTCGGTCCGGCAATCTGGTTGTAGACCTCGACCATAGAACCGCGCAGCCCCTTGTCATCCAAGAGGGTTAGTGCGTCCTTCGGCGTAGGCTTGTCGACCGGGATATAGGCAGTCGCCGCAACCGGCGTACCTAGCGTCGATTCCTTGGCAATTCCGAGGAATGAGAGATTAGAAGAATGCGGCATGAGCAGCCCTTACAGATTCGTAGGTGCGGGGTCGGCCTCGGGCTGCGGGTTCTCCAGCGGCAGGGGCGCACCCTGGGGAGTTGCCGCCGATTCCCATCGACCATCGTCGGGCGCCTCGGGGAGATCGAGAACGGCGCCCGGGGAAGCCTCGACGCCTAGCGTCGGGTAATAGCGTTCGTCTGTGCCGGTGTACGTGAAAAGGGGCAAGGGGGTTCCTAGGGTCGACCACCTACTAGCGACTAGTAGGTGACTAGATGCGCTGGAAGCACTCGACCTCGATAGTCACCGTGGCGTGTCGGCCCATGTGCTGGTCATCCCACGTGACTTCGTGGTTCGAGGTGTGCGGGCGGGCCGTCAGTACGTTGCCGCCTAGAGTCGGGTCGGTGCGGATCACTGCAATGGCAGCGTCGGCGAGGTCGGACGCCCGCTGATAGACGTACTGCGGGTCGTCGTTGCCTCGGTACACGTCGATTTCGATCTCTACCGTGTACCGCTCATCAAGCCATCCGGCGCCACCCCCGCCGACAAGCGAGTTAACGCCGATCTGCCGCTGAACCTTGCCGATCGACACAATGTCGTCCGGTTGATTCGGCCCGGGTTCGTCGTAGCACACGAGGAGACTCGCGGTGGTCACGTTCGCGTCCGGCTGTAGCTGCGCCGTTAGCTGCGTGAAGAGATAGGCCCGAACAGCGGGCGAGGTGCTGCTAGGAATGGTCATTACGCGATTCCCGGGGGTCGGCGCTTCGGCCCCCACAGCTCGATCACGCGATCAGGCAGCGCAAAACCCATCGGCACGCCCATGGACTCGCCATCCATTCCAGCGGAACCGAACTTAGGCCGTCCGCCGTTCTGCGTCTGCTGCCATAGGTGCCGGATCAGTTCGAGGGCGCCGAGGCGGATAGTGAACGGGATTTGCCCGCCGGTTCCGGCGGTGTACACGACTTTCACGTTCTTCGTTCCGAGGGCGAACAGCGCAGCCTCGCCGCCGAACGTGCGCCGGGTCAGTTGGCCCGTGTCGTAGTCCGCTGTGAAAGCGAACGCGTTCATCTGCGCCCCGAGGGGCTGTTCCGTGAGGACGAACGCCGATAGGCCGTAATACTCGGTGACGGACTGCACCGAGGCGACGGGCAGCCAATCCGGCTGGAGAGTGGTCAGTCCCCCATCGAAAAACTGTGTGTGCTGTTCCGGCAGGAAGGGCCCGCACACGTCGCGCGCCTGATCAGCGGCGGTAAGTATGAACCCCTGCAACTCCTCGTCTTGCCGGTTGTCGTTCAGCGGGATGTTCAGGTGCTTCTTCACGCTGACTAGGTCGACCAGTTGCTCTACGCCCTGCGGGCGGACCGTGAACTGATCCTCGTACGCCCAACCGACGGGAACCGTGCCGTTCGTGCCGGTCGCTGTCCATCGAACCAGCCATGTGCCCGCCGAGACGGACGGCACAACGGCGCTGTACGCCCCGCCACCGGCCGAGGAGACTGCCGGGGTGGTGGTGGCCCCGGTCGGGCTCGTGACGGTCACAGAGACGCTAAGAGCGCCCGTGGTGGCGTTGCCGTTGTCGTCCAGCGGGGTGCACGTGAGGCCGACGTCTTGCCCGACAAAGTAAATCGTCTGTGTGGTCAAGCGAACCCCTAGCGGTAACGGCGGTGTCGTCGGTGTGTCGACCCCCGGCGGTGGTGGTGTGTGGTGTGTCGGCGGTGGAGTATGTGCCGCCGTCGGTGGTGCGTCGTGTGCCGCTTGTGCTTGCGGTGCAAGTGGCGGTGCGTCGTGTGTCGGCGGTGCTTCCGGTGGTGGATCACGTGCCGATGATGCTTGAGGTGTCGGCGGTGCTTCTTAACGTGCCGAAGGTGCTTCGCAAGGTGCCGCAGGTGTCGGCGGTGGTGCAGCACGTGCCGCCGGTGCTTGTAATGGCGCTTGTGCTTTAGGTGGTAATGGTGCTTGAGGTGCCGGTGATGCTTTAGGTGGTAATGCCGCCGCTTGTGGTGCTTCTTATGCGCCGCATGCGGCTTGTGCCCTCGGGGCTTGGTCGGCCGCTTTCCGTGTCGGTGCGAGTGAACGAAGCGGTTGACGGCATGGCCTCGGTGGTGGCCGTGGCGGTTCATAGACCGGCGAACAGCGTTTCGCAAACGGTCGTAATGAGTAACCACGGCCACCACCTAAAGGGCTTAGAACGTCGGCGTCTGGAGACCCTTACCGGTGATCACAGAAAGCGACTTCGGGTAACGGGCGGGCTGAAACGACATGTAGTTGTACAGCCGGATGAAAACGCTCATGTTGTTCGAGTACGTCTGCTCGAACGCCTCGGCCCGAATGTGCGACTCCCACAGCATGAGGTCGGCGAACCGGCCGACAATCACCGCATCCTCGGCGGTGCCGGTGTCGGCGGTCAGGTTGGTCGGGATCAGCGCGTCGACGTAGACCGGCAGACCCTGCATGGTGCCGACGTAGCCCTGAGCGGCAACGGCGCCCGGGTCGGCCATGGCGTTGAACGGACCACCGGCGTGCGGAACGACCAGCGGACGACCGGAAGAGTCGGCCTGAGCAACCAGCCACGCCCACCGGCGCGGGTGCATGATGATCGTGTCCGGCGGGAGGAATCGGTTCGTGTGAACCGTCTGAATGGCGTTCGCAACCGCGCTGTAGAAGTTCTGCGCGGTGACGGTCGCGGGGTTGTAGTCGATAGCGTTCGTGCCCGCAAGGGTCATGATGCCGGTCGGCTGCCCCGAGGTGCCCGAACCACTCAGCACGAGTAGGTTGAGCTGCCGCGCATAGTCGGCGGCAAGGTCGGCCAGAACAACATCATCGATGTTAAGAGGCGACTGCTCGATCAGCTGTAGGGAAACCGTCTGGCCACCCGCAACGGTCGTCACAGTGGACGAAATCGAGGTCGTGGTTAGGTCGGTCTGCTGAACGGCGCTGTTCTGCGTCGACTGCACAGCAACCGCCGTACCGCCGGAAACCTTCGGGACGTTGATCGAGTCAGTACCCGGGGGCAGCGGGAAGGAGGGCGAAAGGTTCGCGGTAATGCGACCCGGACGCGCGTACTTAACGAACTCGTTCTCCAGCCATAGGGGCGGAATGAACTCTCCACCGGCGCCATTAGTGCCGCTGATAGCACGCTGTTCGAGGTCGGCCGCACGGCCCCGGTTGTTCCGAACAAGCCGGTCGGAAGCGTCGCGGTCACCCTTGCTTCGCGCTAGGTGTAGGTCGCGGAAGTAGGAACGGCCACCGACGCCGGAACGGTAGATCTCCGGTTCCTTGACGGACTCGACGCGAGGCGCGGCATAGCGCTTAGCCATGTCGGCCGCAGCCTCGTCGGCCTTGATCTGCGAGTCGAGTTCCTTAACGCGCTCATCGAACGCCCGAATCTCCGCCTCGCCCCTGTCGAACCGGGCCGACTCATCCTCGGAAAGAGAACGCTTTTCGGCGGTGGCGCCGTCGACAAGGCCGTCAAGCTCGGTCTTTAGAGCGGAACGCTTCGCAAGTAGGTCGGCGACCATTTCGCGCTTATTCAAAATGTGCTCCATCGGGGAAGCACCTACTAGTGACTAGTAGGTGAGTTAGAAATTCAGCGCGCGTAGTCGCGTCGCGAATAGGGAAAGGTCGACGCCGGGCTTTGCCTCGGGTTCGGCCTCGGAACGGGCGTCCTCGCCCTGCCGGATCATGCGCGCGAGCGCCTCGGCCTGTTCGGCGCTGATGGCGCCTCGGGCGTGCAACAGCGCAATGTCACGTGAGCGCAGTACCGCACCCGCCGTAGCAGGATTTGCGCCATAGTTGACAGCGCTTACGTCCCCCTTGTGTAGGTCGACCTCGGTAATGTCGCGCTGCGACCAATCCGGGGACCAAACCTGAGAGTTCACGCGGAACGCGAAACTCATTTCATCGATATCCCCGCGCTGCATGGCGCTGCGTAGCGACTGCACTTCGGGGTTAGTCGGGTCTAGGTCGGCCTCGACGTGCAACCCGCGCGAATCCTCGGCTAGGCGCATCGTTCCCGACTTCGTACGGGCAAGGGTCATGCCGCTGTGGTTCACCTTGAACGGCACGTCGGCGCCCTCGGCTATGGACCGAGTGAACGCCCCGGGCATGATTCGCTCGGTGTACTCCCCTAGGAAATCTTCCATTTCATAGGGGGCGTTCGTCACCGAGGCGTAACCGGTGAACCGCAGGTTTTCCCCGCCGGTCCCGTTGTCGAGGGCGCGCAATTCCATGCCCTCGAAAGGCCGTTGCCGGTTCTCGGCCACGTGTAGCCGCTGTGCGCGGCTGGATAGGTCACTCACTAAAGAACCGCCCCTAGTGCGTCGGCAGATGGCTGCGACTTCCCCGCTTGCGCGTCCTTAAGAGGCTTGACGTTGCTGTTTAGCGGGGCGTCGATGTTGTCGCCGCCGTCAACGGGCGGGAAGTTCTCTAGGGCGCGAATCTCGTTCGGCGTGAGAATGCCCGCAGACCGGGCGACGGAATAGACGGCGTACCGTCCAGCGGCGTCGGTGCGAAGTAGCCCGTCGACGTTGAACCGGGCCGTCTGCGGCTTAGGCAGCATGGCGCTAAACGCGTCCTCGAACCTGCCTAGCCATGGGCCGAGGGTGTACGTAAGGAACGCCAAACCCTGTTGCTCGATACCCGTACCCCAAGAGGTCGTCTTATCGATCTGACCCAACATGTGCGGCGGGATTCCGAACAACATCGCAATGTCGAGGTTCTGCGCCGCGCGGGTGCCGAGAAACTGCGCGTCCTCGGGGCTCACAGAAATTGGCTTCCACTGTGCGCCACCCGACAGCACGCCGACCGAGTGCGAATTCTTCACCCCGCTGTGCGAGGCGGTGAAACCCTCTTTCAGCCCTCGGGCGCGTTCCTTGTCGAGGTCGCCGGGCACCTCGATAATGCCGGTCATGTGGGCGCCGGAGCCAAAAAATCTCGCGCCGAATTCCTCGGCGGCTAGCCCGAGGCCAATCGCGTTCCGGGCGTACGACAGCACGCTAATCCCGGTCGGCGCCTCGGGGTAGGCGAGGCCAATAATGTGAACGATGTCCTCGGCGTCGACCGGCAGCCGGTTGACTTCGTACACCCGCTTACCCTGGTCATCGAACTGACAGCGGACACGGTCCGGGTGCAGAACCCGCAGCCGGGTCGGCCGGTTCATCCGGTCACGGGAAAGGACTAGGCAGTACGCATTGCCTCGCAGCAACAGCGAAACCATTAGCTGAGAGACACCTAGGCGCCGTGTCGGCAACGTGCTGTCATTCGCACCGCCGAACGGGTCCGACACAATGCCCGGCGGTGGCTCGATAGTCTGTCGCGTCTCGCCGACAGCCTTAACAGCGTCGAACGGCAGACCAGCGACCGTGTCCGAGAGAATGCGGACGCACGCCGAGACGGCGAGTAGCTGCATTGCCGTTTCGTCGGTGACCTGAACGCCCGCCGCTGTGATCGCTTGCAGACTTCCGTTAGTCGGAATCGCCCACGGATCACCGGCGCCGGACGGCGCATAAAAGCGCTTCTGCATTGCACGCTTAATCACTCGTTACCCACCCTGCTAGTAGCAGCGCGAGGCCGAGGGCAGTAAGGCCGACAATGGGTTGCCACCACCACGCGGCGCCGACTAGGCAGCCGAGGCCGCTTACGTCGAAAGCGTCGGCCGTCGCGCTGCGCGGTATTCGGGCCCGTAGACCCCTTAGTCGTTCCCGTAGGGACGTCTTCTGTTGCTCCATAGCGCCCCTATAGGTCGGCCCACGAAAAGAACTGCGGAATTGGTTCGGGTTCCGGCTCGACACACGCCCGGTCCAGCGCCATCACGGCACTGACAGCGAGGTCGATTTTCCGAGGCGAGTTCTTAGCGTCCTTAGTGATCCGGCTGCCTCGGGAGTCCGTGCGGATCACACAGTTCGCGAGGTGTCGGGCTAGGCGCTGATCGCCGGAATGAGTGACGGTCTTGTTCAGCACCGACTCGAAAAAGCGTTGCGTGGCGGGAACCATGCGGGCGGGGCTTTGCGGGTACTCAACGACCGGCAAACCCTCGTCTTCGAGAACCTGATACGTGCGCGCCCACCGATAGGGGTCACACACGATCTCTCGCACCTGCCAGCGTCGGCAGGCTGCCCGAATCTCCGCCTCGACGTCGAGAATGTCAACGCGCCAATCGTTGCCCGATTCCCGGGGCTTTTCCCACGCTGCCACGACGTCTATGTGTGGCTTGTCGTCCTCGCCCTGCGGGCACCTAACGACCGTGATAGCCGTCGAGTCGTTCGAGAACGACCCGTCGAACCCTAGAACTACCTCGGTGCCGTCGGGAATGGTCGCCTCGGCGTCCTCGCACGCTTCCCACGTACCAGCGGGCAGCCACGCTTGCGCCGTCGACACCCATTGGTTGAGGCGCTTCGTGCGAAACTCACTCTCGGGAGTACGCAACACGGCCGACTCGAAATCCTCGCGCGACACAATGTCGTCAAAGCCGGGGTTCGAGGCTTCCCACACAGCGGGGTCGGTGTGAACGGCACCCTCGGGGGCACCCCACCACGACATAAAGAACCCGGGGTCGGACACCTCGCCCGAGGCAACGCGCATTCCGTGCTGATAGAGCTGATAGCACGTGCTGTCGCCGCCGGTCGAGTCGGTCTTAACCCCCGCTGTGGTAATGCCGACCATCATCGGCTCACGACGGGCGCCCGAAGCGAGCGCCATAACGTCCCACAGTTCACGATTGGGCTGAACGTGCACCTCATCGAAAATGACAAGGTGCGGGTTTAGACCCTCTTTCGTGTACGCCTCGGCGGAAAGGACGCGGTAAACGCTGCCCGTCGCCGGAAACTCGATAGCGTCGCGATAACACTTGAACATGGAGCCGAATTGCGGCTCCATTTCGACCATTTGCTTAGTGGTCGAGAAAACGATCCGCGCTTGTTCCTTGTCACCAGCGCAGGAAAAGACTTCGCCACCACGGGGGCCGAAAGCTAGGCCGAACAGCGCAATACCGGCAGCTAGCGCGCTCTTGCCGTTCTTTCGCGGCATTCCGATGAGCGCTGTGCGGTGCTTTAGTCGGCCGTCGGCGCGTCGGGCGTAGAGCCTATCCATTAGCTCGATCTGCCACGGGCGCATCACGAGGATTTCGCCCGCACTACCGCCGATCGAGTCCTTTGTGACCCGGAGAAACTGCGTGAAGTCGTTAAAGTCGGGGCCGTCGCCGCTCACCATTTCCTCGGGGGCGACGGGCGTTAGGTAGAGAGGGTGCGTCAAGCGTTATCCCCTCTCTTGTCGCCTCGCTAGCATCTCCTCGAACGCATTCCGGGCCTTGACCTCGGCGACACCCATACGGGTTCGGTCGGTCGGCGTGAGTCCCAGCGCGCTGAATAGGCGGGCGATTTCGTTTTCGATAGTCGACAGCATGCCGACCAGCGGATTCGGATAGGCGTAACCCTTATCCGTAAAAAGAACGGCGTCCGTGCGGGCGAGGTCGGCGAGGAATTGCGCGCGACGGTCGTATTTCTCGCACAACAGCGTGAGTGTGGGCGTGTCCGATTCGGCTAGCCAATGGGCGCCATACGTGACGCGCTCCCACAGCTTCCGACCCTCGGCCTTTAGGTGGAGCGGGGCGGGATTTTCGAGCGGTACAGCGTCGGCGACCTCGGCGACGACGGGTAGTGCCCGCTTCCCAGGGTTACCTAGCTTCCGTTTCCGCTCGTTTGGCATCGGGGGCGGTCCCGACATGGGTTTTCGCCCCCTTTCGGTCACCTACTAGTCACTAGTAGGTGGTTTTTCGGGGATTTCGGGGCCAGACCCCCCACCCCCTAACCTGCGGCCATGTGTTTTTCCCCTGGGCCCGGGTCCACTAGATGGTAGTCGCAAGAGATTTGGTATGCCCCCCTACTGCACATAATGTCCGAATTGGTAGCTACACTCTGTGATACAGCGAGGTAGCGACCTCGGAACGTCACCTACAGCGCGACCGGTGGGCGATTGTGCTTGCGACTGTTGCAAGCCCGACAGAGAACACGAAGGTTGTCCGGCTGGTCGGTGCCGCCGAGGGACCGAGGCTTGATGTGGTCCACAGTGAGGTCACTAGCAGCATGGGGAGGAACCTCGAACCCTGGGCAGTAGTGACCATAGGTAGAACGGTGCTTATCCAGCACCACGCGCGCTACCTTGCGCCACGCAGCGCCATAGCCTCTTGCAGTCGATGAACCCCTACGACGTTCCACCCGTGCATTCCACACGGCCATATGGGCATCACAGCGGCTAGGGTTGGCTGTAAGACGACCGCAATCTAGGCAGGGTCTACGGGGCATTACTTAGCCCCGATCAATCTCGCCAAATCACCGGGCGCACAATTACCGGGCGCGCGATTAGGGAACAGCGGAATACCCGCGCGATCGTACGCCTCGGCCACAAGCTGACTACAGATCATGTGGCCACTGTCGGCCACATAGTCGGCCAGTGCCTTAGACGGCAGCCCTAGGCGCTGGAAACCGATAGCCGCGTAGTCGGCCCATGAATAGGGTGTGCCGACCAGCGAACGGCCCGCAGAGACGATTGCGGCACGCTGTTCAGTGGTAAGCGGCAGGTTGCTGTACACAGCGCCTCGACCATCCATCACGGACGCCGGATAAATCTTCGCTCCGCCGGGCTCGCCCTGAACGATTTCCCCATTGTCGAGAACGAGGAACACGTGAGAGAAACGCGAGGGACAGCCGATAAGGGCTTGCCCGAAAGAAATCAGCTTTCCGCCGTAGCCGTGGATTTGGACTACGCCGAAATCACCCGGCTGCGGCATATTGGAATTCCTCGCGAGTCTTGGCAACGTGACACGGAATGCAAAGGGTCTGAATGTTGCTCTCTACGTCCTCGCCACCGAGGGCAAGGGGCCGAATATGGTCGACCTCGACGTCAGACGGAGCGAAAGCGCCACCACATCGGTTACAACCGACGTAGGCAGCGCGATTGAGCGCACGGCGCCAACGGGCAGCCGCATCATGCGCGGGAACGTGGCGGGAACGCCGGTAAGTAGCAATGGCCACCGGGACCGCCTTTCATGAGCACCTACTAGTGACTAGTAGGTCGTGGTACCGCGTAAGGGATTCGAACCCCTAACCTTCGGTTCCTAAGACCGACGCCTCTACCGATTGGGCTAACGCGGCTTGAGGGCTACTCGCCGCCCGCTTACCCGATGACTAGTCGGGCAGTGAGGGCCGGTTTCACCCAGGGTGGTGCCAGTCATGCCAGTCACGGCCTTACGGGCTACCACCAGTCGGCACACCAGGGGTCGAACCTGGAACCTCCGGTTTATCAGACCGGCGCTCTAACCACGCTTCGAGCTATATGCCGTTGCGTACGAAACCGCCTCTGCGGTTGGGGAGTGCATGCCACCCGTAGCCCCTCAAACGGGGTCGTCGTACGCTCCGCTGACACGGTTGGACTCGAACCAACGACCCAGGGATTAACAATCCCTTGCTCTGCCGACTGAGCTACGCGTCAAGGTGCCCGGCAGGCTCAAACCGTGGGAGAGAGACACGGGAGTCGACCGCCGGGCGGATTTTGGGGAAGTCCTCGGTCCGCCGAGGAGTGTTTTAGATTCGTGCGCGGGAACCTTCCCTCACTCCCTACTAGAGCGCAACGGTTTACGTGATGACGAATGACGAAACGAACAACGATCTCGGTATGTCTATAGAGGCTCTTAAGGGATACACAGATGACTATCAAATTCGTCATTCGTCATCCCACCCCCGCTGTCTGACCACCCCAGGTAACCGGACGGTCGCGCTCCGCTTATGCCGACCACCCCAAAGCCACAGACGGCCGTCTGAGCGCACGAAAAAGCCCCGGACAGTCGCAGGGACCATCCGGGGCCGTCCAGGGGCTCACAGCGCCGTCTAGGCGTCTTCCTCGTCGTCGTGCGGCCTCGCCCACGTAATCTCCGCGCGGCTGCCAGCGTTGAACACCACGCCGTTGTAGTTGCCGCCCTTGCTTGCCGCCTTATGGACCGTGATGCGCTCTACGAACAGCGCCACCATGTCCCGACGCTGGTCGAGGCTTGCGCCGTGCCACCACGACCCCGGGCCGATCGGGTCGGCGTCGGCGTCCTCGGGTAGCCACTGCTCGATAGGTAGCGCCGGTGTCTCGATCGTGTCCAGTTCGGCTAGGCGGCTTTCGGCTGCCTTGATCCGGGTCAAGATCTTGTCTTTGCGGTCACGGAACCGCTTTCGGCCGATCGGGTCGTCGTAGTCGCCCGCTTCTTCGCGGTCGTATAGGTCGTTCAGCGCTTGTGTGTCGGCCGCACGTGCGCGGACCAGCTCTGTGCGCTCGCCCGCCGTCTGCGGTGCCTCGACGCGCCGTCCGTAGCGCCTAGTCGCCTCTAGCAGGATTTCTTGCGTTTCCTCGTCGCCCGCCGATGTGGTGATCAGCGCGAAGATGCGTCGGGCAACCCAGTCTTCGAGGTGCAGCGCCGAAATGCTGTTCCCGCCGTCGTGCGTCCGGCCGACGTCGTCCACACGGGTGCGCGGGCACCGGTAGTTCTTGACGTCTGTCTTGCGCGCCCAAAAGAACGTGAACAGCTTCCCGCACTCGCAGTCGACCAATCCCGACCCGCCGAACAGTGATTCGCCGTTCGAGGCACGGCCTTTGTTCGCCCGGCTGCGCAGGTGTTCTTGCAGCGTGTACCAGTCAGCGGGGGTCACGATTGCTTCGTTTCCGATGATCTCGTGCCCGTCGTCGTCCCGCTGGATTACGTAGGCACGTGTCTTCCGGCGCCGTTCCTCGTCGGCTGCGTTCTCGTACACGTAGTCGGCGGCGAATCCGGCTAGCCGGGGGTCGATGAGCAGTCGGGTAACGCTCGCGTCCTTCCACGTCTCGCCACGGCGGGGTTTGGCTTGCGGGTGGGCGTTCAGCCATTCGCACGCGCCGAGGATTGACGCCGGGTGCTTTCCGAACTTGTCTGCCGGGTCGTTGCGGTGCTCCAGCATGTAGGCGACTAGGTCACGCACGATCGGTGCTTGCACCTTCCAGTCGGGCACAAGTTCCTGAATGGCCACGCCGTCTTTCAGCACCTTGCGCGTGTGGAACCCGTACGGCGGTGGTCCGCCCATGTAGCCCCCGAGGTTGCGCGCCTTTTGTTTCGTCTTCTTGACGTTGATTGATTTCAGCTTGCTCTCTTTGTGGTTTCCTTCCAGTCGGGCCAGGAGGTGAATGAGGCTGCCGAAGTCGTCGGGCCGGAATTCGCCCTCGGTCACGGAAATGATGGTGATTCCGTACGACCAGAGTTCGCGGACTACTGCGAGCACCTCTAGCGGCTCTTGCCGAGAGAATCGGCTCATGTAGTACACGATGATTTTCGAGAACTTACCGGCGGCAGCATCCTTGAGCATGCGCTCGAATGCCGGGCGCTCCGCGTTCGGGTCGTAGCCGGAAATGCCGACGTCCGAGTAGACGGGCAGCGACCGCAGGTCGAGGGCGATAGCCTTTTTCTCGGATTCCTCGACCTGAACGGCGGGGGATGCCTCGGAACCGTCAGCTTTCTTGCGGGACTGCCTAACGTAGATAGCTGCTACGTCTGCCGCCCCGTGAACGCTGGCGACCTCGACGGCCGCGCGGACTGAAGGTGTCATGCCCCGAGCGTACACCCATATCCCTGGTCATCGAACAGTGACCAGGACTATGGATGTACGCGCTGATCTGCGGAAACGTCCCCGTACACGCGCACGTCGGCGGCTAGCAGCACCTCGGCAACGTCCTCGACCGACCGGCCGTCGGCAAGCTGTGCCGACACAAGCCGGACGACGTCGGCAAGCTGTTCGAGCCGTAGGCGCTTGCGGCGGGCGGTGGCCTCGGACGCTTTCGCAGCCTTGAACCCCTCGGGGTTCTGCTCGCGCTGTCGGCCTCGGCGTGCAGCCTCTTTCTCGGTCCGCTCTGGCTGCCGACACGTGCGGCAGCTTCCCCGGCGGTAGGGCGTTCCGGACGGCCCCTTGCGGTAGACCTCGAAAGCCTCGACGGGCTTGTCTTCCTGGCACTCGTTACAGCGCTTCGTTTCCATGCCCGGAACGTTACCTACGCCTCGACCCTGCGGGCGATCCGGTAACGGCGCCTTGATCCGTAGCGTGGCCGACATGAGAACCACACTCCCCTACACCCCGAACCCGCCCGTTCCGCCGGGCAGCATTCAGATAACCGGCAGCCTCGGGCGCGAGGACGCTTTCAACCGGTGGCACGAGGTAGCTGCGCTGTATGTGCGGCTGCGCCTCGCCTACCGCGTAGCTATCCGGCCATACGGCAAGGGTTGGGCACTGTGGAGGTGCCCGGCAACGCGCGACGACGCATAAGAGTGCCCCGCCCGCTGTGGTGGCCGGACGGGGCTAAGGTGAGGGCGTAGGCCCCGGGGCGATAGCTGCGCTCCGGGGCTTACGTCATTGGCCGAACCGGCTATCCCACAGCGGAACGGACCAGCCTTCCCATGGCGACCGCCGGGCATTGCGCGACCGCATTTCAGCCCAGTTCCGGGCTTTGGCGTTCAGGTCGTTCGGGTCGTCGCCGACATTCGGCACGTGGCCCCAAATCCGGTAGCACCGCTGGAGCCATCCCTCCGCGTCCGTCCACGTCGACCAGCGGAGAACGTTCTCCCCGTCGAGTGAGCAGAAAGCGCGCATCCATAGGTCGCGGATTACGAACTTGCCGCCGACCGTCTGTACCTCGTACCGGTCGTTGATCTCACGCATTCGCGGTCCCCCTTTGCTGGCACTCGACCAGCCATGCGCGGGCTGATTTCTCGTTCCGGAACGTGAGCGTCTTGAGGAACCCGCTCGCGTCGGGCAGTGCGCACGCGTGCCCGCCCATTAGGTCATCGATGATCTCGAACGGGCGTGCGCGGTCGGCAAGCGGGTTGTTCCGGATGCGGTAGCGCGCATGGTGCGCGACTTCCAACGGCGTTCGTGTAGCTGGTGTGTTCATAGCTGCCAGAGTCGCACGGAGAGACCCGGCGCGGTACCGGTCCAGCGCCTTTCATCCTTCAATCCGGTGATGCCATCCGTCAGCATGCGATGCCGCAACGGCCCCCACATGTTCGTGAGGACGGCGCCGACGATGTCCGGCCGTTGGTCCCGCAGATGGAACCGCAGCGCTTCCGTGATGGCCGTTGCCACGTCCTCGACGCAGCCAGCCACGCCGTCCGCGTCACCATCGGGACATGCGCCCCCGGAGAGTTCGCGCCCGATGATTCGCCACTCATATCCGATAGCCATGGGACCAGCCTACGGACATGCGTAAGCCCCGCTCTACGGCCTTAGAGCGGGGCTACTGCACGGGTCCTACCGCGCAGCGCCTAGGCAGCGTTCGGGAGTCCGTAGAAGTCGGGCAATGCGTGCTCGTGCGGGACGTCTTCCTTGTGCCGGACGAACGGCCCGGGGTCCTGGTGCAGCCCGGCGGCTAGCCGACTGAAGCCGGACAGCGTGTAAGGGATGCGCTCACGCTTCCCCTCGGCCTCGCGTTCGTCCCACAGATTCCACGGTTCGGCCTCGGGTTCGTACCGGCCGTACACGGCGTTCCACCCCCACGTGTAGGTGGAGAGAACCCGCCCGCTGAACAGCCCCCGGGCAACCAGCCGGAACCGGTTGTCGCTGCGCTGCCTCGCCGCCGTGAGGGCCCACACGTGGCCGTATGAGCGCATGACGCGGTCGAGGTCATGCCGGGTGTAGGCGTACTCCTCCGGGAGCCTTGTAGGGCACTCCAGTGCCCGCCACTCCCAAGGCTTGCACTTCCGCCCGGTACAGGTGCACACGCTGTCTGCGGGCACCTCGATATGGAGACAGACGGTCGGCGACTTAGCCGGGATTACCACTCCGCACACAGTCCTAGTCATCACGGGCACCCCTACTGCCCCGGTACCGGTAAACGGCACATTTGAAAGGTCAACATCAGTATGCGGAGCGCTGTAGTCCGAATCTGCGTGCGTGGTGCAAGGATCAAGTAAAACGTTAGGATCTTGTGAACGATTAGTTTAGCTAAGAAAGCCTTTCGGGCTAAAAAGAAAGGGCACCTACTAGCGACTAGTAGGTGCCCCTCGGGCGGTTCAGTAGGCCAGCGTTGCGCCCTTGTAGCGGGCGGCAATCTCCTTCCACATCTTCCGGGTTGCCGGGCCGTTGTGGCGGTGAACCTTGATCCCGTCAGCGAGGCGCAGCCACTCGTGTTCGCCCTTGCGGTAGTACTTCCCGTCGTGCTGGAAAACCTCGCCGTCGGCGAGTTCGCCCCACGTGGCGCCGAGGCGCTCATCACGCATCTTGCTGTACGCCTGTGACGCCCGGTAGCCGTTGCCCGTCAGTACCGTCCCGGCGCCGTGGCACCGGTAGCAGATTCCGTGATGGTTCGCGCCCCATCCGGCGTCGTTCCGCCGACCGGCACCCTTGCAGCGTCCGCACACGGTCGACTCGAACCGGATCGTGCGCGGTTCCGGCTGCACCTCGGGCCGCATGTCCTCGGGCTTCACGTGAACCTGCGTCACGCCATACTCGCCCGGAACGTCCAGGGTGACCAGGAAGTAATCAACCTCGCCCGCGTACCCGTCAGTGCGGTACTCGACGGTGCCAGCGCCCCACGGGGTGGTGACTCGCTTGCCCTGCTCGGTCTTCGTGATCATCTTCCGTCTCCCTGTCTGCCGCTTGTAGCGGCAGCCTAACACCGCTCGCAAGCGATCAGAGTCATGAAACGCAAAAAAGGACCCACCTACTAGTCACTAGTAGGTGGGTCCTCGGCCTTACGGGGTCGGCGACGCGTAGCGCGTACAGACCTGGGTCACGATCAGGTGGGGTGTCATGGTGCCTTTCGGTCCTACGACGTACGCCCAAGTGGTCTGCGTCTCGTAGTGCGTGCACTCGGGTCCGTCCTCGCACGCTGTCACGCCGAAAGCGGCGACGACGGCAAACCCGATCAGGAAGGAAAGCGCGCGGCTCACTTTGCAGCCACCTTACGGCGCGCCCGGGGCTTAGGCTGCGCGGCCGAGAGTTCCGCGATCAGGATTTCAGCGGCAATGCGGGAATGGGCGACGGTCGAAATCGTCTCGCCCTGCGCGTTGCGCGTGTGGAAGTCGTATCCGGCTGCGGTAGCCGTGGCCTCGACCGTGTGACCCGAGGCGGTTTCGAACTTGTGCGTAGCAAGCATTTCAGTTCCCTCCCAGAAAGGTGAATTAGGCGGCGTCGGCGTCGGACTGCGCACCGGCAAGCCACGTCTTACGGAATGCCGTCTTAGCGAGGCTGCGAACGGTCTTGATGCGGTCGCGCGGAACCCCGAGGTCTTCCGCCATTTCGGCATCGTGTCCCTCGCCGTAGAACGGGGCGAACGGGAGGCCGTAGGTACCCGACAACACGTACCGGCGCTGTGCCCCCATGCGGCCGACAATGCCGCGCACCCGGTCGCGGATTTCGCGCTTGCGCAACGACTCGATATCGGCGTCCTCGATCAGGTCATCCGGAAGACCGACCCGATCGGCAAGCGTCTCCCCGAGCGTGATCGTTTCGTCGCCCTCGCCGTTCATCGGGGCGTCGAGGTACTCGACCCCTTGCCACGACAGCCGGGCGGCGTACGCCATTTCGGGGCTCATCTTGCGCTTGCCCATGGCGGGGCTAGCGGCTACGCGCTCCGCGTCGTACGGGTCGCCGCCCGCCATCGTGAGCGCTGTCTCAAAATCGGCGGCGACGGAGCGGGACACACCCGGGCGGGTCTCGACCTTGCGAGCGTCGCTCATGACGCCCTTAAGCGTCGTGTCTATGAAGGTGAAGAACTGGGCCACCGCGTGGCCGTTGAAGCGGCTAAGGGACTCCCAGACGGCTATACGGCCTATCTGCGCGAGTTCCTCGGCGAGGTCGGCGTTCACGCGTCCAGCGGTGGTGGCGTACTGCCGGGCGAGCTGCTGAACCCTTTCCTCCGTGGCCTGAACCACAGCGGTCACGGCGTCGAGGTCGTTCGCCTTAGCGGCGGCGATCTGCTCGGGGGTGAGGTCGATCATGGGTCGTGCTCCGTTCGTTCGCGTTGTCGCCCGCCCTAGAGCGGGAGGGTTTACGCGGAACGGGGTCAGACCTTGTGGGCTGCGTCACAGCCTGTTTTTGGCATGGGGGTGCCGAGGCAGAGGTGACGAGAGACAGCACGACCTAACCCCGTTACGCGGGGCGCTTGACGGGGGTTGATCGGGCCGTGCCGTCTTGCGTGGATGGAACGTACGCCGTGCACACGATCTACACAACGTGCTTACGTACCGGGTTTGACCTGCGACGACGGAGGAGGTTGTACCAAGATCGAAGGTGTAACCAGGCTCATCCCTAAGAATGAGAGGCAGACGACGGCGCGTAACGACTCGTTACCTTCAGTTCAAAGGTTCGATCTTGTACGACTCGTCAGCTACTAGTTCGAGTAGTTGGTTCGAATATTTTTCGCCACCCCACCTACTAGTGACTAGTAGGTGATGGGCCCCTTGGTTACCTGCGCGTACGGTAACCAAGGGGTGTGACGTAGCTCACGTGGCTACACGTCGGCGCCGTACAGACTCCCCCACGACCGGCGCCCTATCTCCGCCTCGGCCTCGATCGGTACCCCGTACAGACTGAACGTCATACATTGCTCGATCTCGCGCGCAATGTCCGTTGCGTCCTCGGCGGGCACCGACGCGAGAACCTCGTCATGGATCGGTAGCCGCAAGAGGGGCAAGAGCCCCCGCTCTTCCATGTGCAACAGCGCTTGCCCGAGGACGTCACGCGCAGCCGACTGACACGCATAGTTCACGACGGCATACGTACGGTCACGGTCCAGCGGCAGCCGACGGCCGGTCGCCGACACGTGCACCATGCCCGTGTGCCTCGCCTCGCGCTGCCAGCGTCCCGACGCCCGCTTGATTTCCGGGTACACCCGGTCGTACGCGTTGATCGCCCGCTGAACGTCGGCAACGGGTGCGCCCGTCTGCCGGGCAATGGTCGCAGCGCCACCGCCGTACACCTTGCCGAACCCGACGCCCTTGCACAGCTTTCGGTGTTTGGGGGTAAACCCCTCGCCGAATACCAGCCGGGCCGTAAAGGAATGCAAGTCCTCGCCGTCTCGAATTGCCTCTTTCATTCGCGTGACGTCGGCCAGGGCGGCGAGAACACGCATTTCTACGGCCTGAAAGTCGGTGCTCACCATTACGTGACCCTCGTCGGCCAAAAGGCACCGACGGATCATCTGATCCGATGACGGCAACGTTTGCAGCGCCGGACGCTGAATCGACATGCGACCCGTGCGCGCTTGCAGCGTGTTAATCATCGGGTGCACGCGCCCGTCGGCGTCGACCTCGGAAAGGAATGTCTCGGCGTACGTCGTCCGCCACTTCCCCGCGCGCTTGCTGCGCAACACCGCTTCCGCCAACGGGTTAGGCGTACGCGCCCCTACGCGCTTCCAATCGCCGTCGAGGTCGGCCAGCGCCAACAAGACGGCCTTATCGACTTTCAGGTTCCCGGACGCCGTCCGTTCGGTGAGAACCTCCCCCATGCCTATCAGCGCCTCGGCTATCGCCCGGGTGCTGTTCACACTCTCGACGCCGTACCGGCGGGCAGATTCGGCATAGCCGCGCGCCTCGACGCCGAGGGA